CAAGCACCTGCATACCGATCCACCAGCCGACCGGAAGCACTCCCTTGGCGATACCCATAGCTTCGAACTTCTCGTCTGTGAACAACATCGACTCAACAACAGTAGCAACACCCTTCCGAATGTGCATGACGCCACCGTCACGAGAGTCGATCATATATGCGTATGCAGCCTTCTCTAGTTCCCACTCGTCGTCAATGAAATCGTTCTGGCGATCGAGGAGCACCTTGCCGTCTTCTGTCTTGATGACGTTGGCCCACCCGAAAACGAGCTTGTGATCTTCAGCGATCTTAGAGATCACCGTATCCGCCTTGACCTTCTTGATCACCGACTCCCAACGTGAACCGGTCCACTGGTATCCGGCACTCGTGATTGCCTTCTGTGCCTTCTGAATCGCCAATGACGAGTCAACACGATCGTCATACACATACGAGTTGACCATCCCGCGGATCATCTCTTGTGCATCTGGTGATAGCCCAGCACGAATGACTGTAGGCATGTCTGTCACTCGATCGAACATAAATCTTGCTCCTTCTGATATTTTGCGATTGTCTTCGCTAGCTTCGCTTGATCGTCTCCCTCGAAGTGAACTGAATCAATCCACTCGTCAAGATCAACTTGCAGTTCGTCAATACTCGGAACGTTCATCAAACCCATCCTTGCCAGACTGTCGGGTCAATGTAGCTGTCGTGTGCCACCTTTGGAGTGTCACCGAGAGAATCAGCAACTTGCTTGGTGATCTTGTCGAGGATCTTCTTCCTGGCGACTTCACTCTTCGGTGGCTCTCCTGCCTTCTTCAGCAATGAAGCCGCATGGGCTGTTGCATGAAGAGTGCGCAGATTGTGATTGCTGTACTGAGTGCCAAGATGTTGTTTGATGTAGGCATTCGTTTTTGTCTCATCCACTGTTGGGAAGATCCTATCTGTCCCCTTCTTGCCAGTCATATGAGCCTTCATTACGGCAGCAAGCTCAGGGTCCTTGACAGAGACTCTGGTGTGTCCACCCTTCTTAGAGTCGAACGCAAAGTGGACCGTATCACCAACAATCTTGACATGCCTTGCTTCGAGTGTTGACGCCCCGTACGCCTTTCTCTCGGCACCAGTGTTCTTGTCACTGCCGATACGAAGAGCAGACTTTCGCATCACCAATGCCACAGCGGCAGTCGGGTTGGTCTTCGCGTCTCTTCTCATTGCAGAGTCAAGCTTCTTTACCTTGGTGTTTAGCTCGGCAATCTTGGTGAACTTCTGGCCATCCTTCGTCGCTCGATGCTCGGCAGAGTAACGCCACTGCTTACGGCCCTTGGAGTCGAACGCAATCGCTCTTGGCTCACCCTTTGGGTTCTTGTTGATGAGGACGACGTTCTGGTAGCTACGTGGATTGTCTGGGCTGTGAGGCGAGATGACAACGCCATGCGATTGCTTCAATGCTCGGACGTTCGCCTTTGTGTTCTCGATCACATCCATATCGTCACGAGCGGTCAGCTTCACCACCTTGCCGCTTGTGTCCTTCACCGTGAACTCACGGCCAAGCCTCTTGACAGACGAAATATTGACTACCTCTTCGGCTGGCCTTGCATCAATGACAGATTTGCGACCGAGCTTCTTAGCTGTTGCACTGTTCGGCCGGAACGCGACATGGACGTTGCCTTCTGCTGTCTTGATGGTTACTGCCTTGTAATCAGCCCACCCTTCAACGTCGGCCTTTGCATCAGCGAGGCTTGAATACGAATGAACATCACTAGGTCCGCCGAGGTTGCCGAGACCAGCAGCCTTCAATGCATCATGAGGTGTGGGAATAGAAGCGCCCTCTGACCCTCCGCCACCACCACTGCCACTCGCAAACTTGCCATCTTTGGCATGATTCTTGTTGTACTTGGAGATGACAGACACAATCTCGTTCCCGTAGTCGTCAAAGAGGATCTCTTTGCCATTGACGAATAGCTTGCCACCATCAGGGTGAGTCTCGATCCGCCACTCTTCACCGTTCAATCCGTCGTCAGACTTCTCGATCGGCATACCGACGTTAGTGCGAGCAGCTTGCAACATTGATTCTCCTGTCTCTCTGTACCTATGTGGAAGTCTGCTGGAAGATGGCGGGTGACCCTCATGCATCATCCCCCAGATTTCTGCGCCTGCCTCGAAATTGTTCTTACCAGCATAACGAGAGATTTCTGTTGCCGGACGTTGAGCTTCAGTGTATTCAAACGGCTTGATACGCCCTATAGAGCCGCCCATCGTTCCTCTTGCACTAAAAGTCGAAGACATGCCTTGGGCACCGACTTCACGAATCTGGACAATGTGGCCAAATTCGTGATTGAAGACTTCTTCCATAGTGCGGGCTCGCAGCCATCCATTACTGTTTCGAGCTCGTGTCTGGTACTGAGCTTCTGACATACTACCAAGAGCATCAATGCTCAAAGTTGTTCTAGGAGACCCGCCAATCCAAGCGACAGATGCAAACACCCCAGTCTGGCGACCTCTGTACTGAACTCTGCGCACAAATGATGCTGCATCAGGATAAAGCTCGCTCATACGTGTAGACGAGGCAGCAAGAGCAGCAAGCGAGTCAGAGCTTGCCCTTGACAACAACGTGCTTAGCTCAGCATCAGGAAACGCTCGACTGATTGCTTGCAGAGATTTTCTGTCTCGTTCTGACCTAGCACCAGCAATGGCGAGAGAGTGATCCTTCGCCTGATTCTGACTCGCAATCCGGTCAATAGTCTGCTTGTTTAGGCGAGCAGCGAAGTGTGCGGTGTCGCCATTCTTGTTTGTGATTGATACGACGGAGTAGTCAGCCCAGTCGGCAACGGCATCCTTGGCTTCCTTGAGAGTGTCATACTCTTCAATGTCAGAGGCTCCGCCAATATTCTTGACACCGGCCTTGCGCAACCATGCAGAAGGAGTCTCATCCCACGACACATCAACGTCATTGATGATCACGTGAGGGGCTTGCGCATTAGCACCTTCTGAACTAGCACCTTCTGAACCACCACCACTCGACGTAGCGAACCTGCCGAGCTTGTCATGGTTGTGATTGATCTTGGCAATCTCTTCAATATCTGCAATCTCTTCCTCGTCAGCCATGACAAGCGCGGTCGTGCATCGGCACTGTGGATGAGCAGGAGGGTCTTCGTAGTTCTGGCTACCGACGATGAAGAAGCCCTCAATTGAAGCGTGCGTACCATGCAACTCGCTACAAATCGGGCAAGTGCGTTCAGACGGGATCGTGGCAATCCATTCCCGTACCATCATTGTCTCGTCAATAAGCCCTTGCTTGACTCCTTGCCTCCAATACTCCTTCTGTCCTGCGTTGCTTGCAGTCAAGACCTCAGTACGTGCAATGACAGTTGCACGCTGAGACAAGAGCTTGTTGGCGTAGACCTTGGTCAGCTTGTTGGCCTGAGTACGGCTGTACTGCTGAAGCATCGAGTCTCGGTATTTCTCAACAGCAATCGCATCACGACCACTCAACCCGACTACCTGAACAAGTTGCTCTGACAGTTCCCATGGTGGAACACCGTCAGCAAGCGCCTTCATGACCATCTCACGAAGAGCATCGTGCGTAGCCTGGTTGATTGCTGTTACTGCGTTGCCAGCGTTTCGAGCAGCCCACTCGATCGCATCATCCAGCGTCACGTCGAAGTCGAAGTCGAGTGATACCTCGTTGGCCTTGGCGATCTTGTTGCCGTACGCCTTGGCAGTGATCCTCCCACCGCCGATGAAACTATCACGAATGACTGTTTCGAGAGGAGTCAGATCCATATTGATAGTGGTGAGCCTCTGAATTAGTTCACCTCGGACGTATGGCGTCTTGCCTGATCTGATCTCGTCAATGGCTACAGCGAAGTCGCTCCGCTTCAACGTTCTTGAAACCGAATCAAGGAACGACTTACGAGCACGCTTCTCCATCAACGTCGTGAATCGGTTGTGGAGCCTGATCAGTTCATCCATCACACACCAGCCGCTTCCTCAAGCTCGGCGTCTTCTGTTGGGGTGGTACCGGGGCTAGTAGGCGTCTGAGCTTGCGAGGCGGCAGCCTCAGCGGCCTCACGGGCCTCCTTGATCTGGTCTTCTGTCAGTTCAGGGAACCCAGCCATCTGATACAGCCGCTTCAAGAGATCATCGTTCGGGAACGGTGCAGCACCAGAAGCGTTGAGTGCCTGAAGGAACGTTCCGATCACTGCAAGATCAGGACTCTCGATATCTTCAGCAATGATCTGTGGAAGATCCTTTACGTTCATGCCATTCATTCTGAAGAGGCGTGGAACAGCGTGACTGTTGAACACCGACAAGATCGAGTCTTTCCATGCACCGAGTGCAACAGCAAACAGATTGCTCTTGTTGGTGCTGAGAGCGAACGACCCGACGTTCTCATGACCGAGTAGGAGCCAGTCGGCAAGCACCGTCATGGTCATGTACTGCGAGTACCGAGAGATGATGCCGTCTGTATCGAACTGCCTTGATCCACCGGACGACATGAGTTCGAACGTCACTAGCTGATTACCGTCGTCGTCATACAACGCAGGAAGGATCATACCCTCTTGCTGATCACGACGGACATTGATGACCATCTTCTTGTACGCCTCATACGCATCCTGCTCGTCTTGCGTAGCAGAAGGACTCATCATCTGCGGAGGGAGATGCATCACTGGAAGGCCAGCAAGATCACGCTCGATGCCGATTGCTTCGATCTCCTCAATACGCTTCTTGAAGTACCACGGTCGATAGGCATTACGGAAGATCGACCTGCCCTCTGGGTTGTTCTTGTAAATCTGCGTTCTGAACAGCAATGCACTCTCGATGGGGATCAACTGTTCACCATTGGCGTGTGTCTGCTGGTACATGCCTTGGATTCCGCCAGAGTCACTGAAGGCCCACTTCGTCTTTGTCTCTTGCGCTCGCAATGGCATCTTGGCCCAGCCAATCCGACCATCGTCGTACTTGGATGACGGGAGCGACTTATCGCTGTTCTCAATGTAGCCAGACCGCTTCTTGTAGACAGGCTCAAGCAATGCCCAACCAAACGGGAACATTGATGTTACCTCGCTGATCACGTCTTCCCAAGATGTGGACATGTCGTCCATGCATTCTTTGAGGAACTTGGCACGATCAAGACCATCTTTGTCTTCAGTGCCAGGACGTACTCCCCACTTGATCTGCCGAAGCAGGCTCGTGATAGCGAAAATCAACGCACCAATAATCGGGTCGTTGTCTCTCATCTCCTTGTAGTTCTTTACTGCCTTGTCGTCCTTCAGGTCAGGCAGGAACTCCTCTTGAACGAACCCGCCTGTACGCACAAGCCCTGTGATGCCTATCTCTGACGGCAGCTTTGTTCTAACGCCTGTCTGCGCCTCAGCCTTGCTAACGGAATCGGCCATGGTGTCTCCTATACGCACAATCGGCCTCGATGACAGGTGAGACTAGCTCAAACCTGCCATCAAGGCCGTCTGTGGATCTGATCTAGAGGTTGACGTCTGTCTTCGTGGACGTGTTGACCGAAGCCAAACCGTTGCCGAGTACAGCAGAGGCAACCGCAAGCCAGAGAGGAACAACGCTCTCGTCAACCAGGCCGTAGACGACAGCCAAGGCAGAGAGGGCGAGGAGGATGCGGTAGATATACGCTCGTGTCGCTTCATTCATTGATGATCTGCTCCTGTGTTGGGGTGAGTAGCGGTACCACAATACGCTCAACGACCACGCCATGGTGAAGCATCACGTTCCATACTTGCCGGAGCGACTGTTGCTGCTGCACGCTTCATGACCTTCATACGAGCAGACCAGGCTAGGGCTGGCGCAACTACAGAGTCTGGCGGGTGACCTCGTCCATAGAGATCGTCATTTGTGACGTACCTGTGCTCGTCGTACGCATAGGTGATTCTCGGTGACTTCAGGTGACCTGACTCGATGGCAACAATGTACTCGTTGAACATAGTTGTACGAGCCACACCGACCATCGTGAAATCAACCATCAATTTCCTGTCGTATGTGATCAAGTCAGAGACGACATTGCCTAGCCCAGTGTTGTCGTGAACGAGGATGCCTTGATACTTGTCCATTCGTGCCTCTGCGTACCCGATCAGAACAGGCCATGGTCTACGACCAGTCCGACGCCAAGCGACAACCTTCCAAGGAGTCACGTCTGTCCTGAACGTGACGATGATCGTCCAGTCTTGCTCTTTGGCCCAGTCGATCCCGGTCACGTAAGGCGTGCGAGTCTCGGTCGGCTCTTCAAACGTGTACTCGACGTTCTCGTCACCAGGAACAGTGCCCATTGAAGCATCGAAGTACCACTCGACCTTGCTCACATCAATTGCACGTCCCTCGAACGACGGCTCCTGAAGATCGTATTCAGTGGCCCACATCGCTTCAGTGATCTCTGTGCGCTTCCTGGCTACCTGCTCTTCAGTGAGCCAACCGGGAGCCGCTTCTGTTCCACAGCTTTCTCGGTAACACCACTCGTAGATCGGCCATCCACGCTGCCGCCCTCGCTTCAACATCTCTGTCATCGTCTTGTCTGGATATTGGTGCGTAGACGACATTACTGTTTGAGCTACCTGGATTGTCTTTCGACGTGTAACTCCTAACTCGTCAATATAGCTCTCTGTCATATCCATCGGCTGACCCTGTGCAGCTTCCAAAATGCCAAGGTCCATCTCATCAATCTCGTCCATTCGAAGACGAAGAGGGTGGGGGCCACGAACAGAAGTCTGTGACGCCATCAGCGCCTTGATCTGTGCTCCGTTTGTTAGATTGGTGTAGAACTGAGTGGGGTCACGAGTAAGCAGGTGCCGTGGTGCAAAGGATGAGTACCACGCTTCGTGTGTCACATGGTGGACAGTCTGAGACTGAGATGCAGAACCACCTAGCACCGAGATATTCCCACCGTAGACAACCGCCTCTGTGATCGAGAGGATGCCGAGCAGGTTGCTCTTCCCTCCAAGGCCACGACTCGCCTTCCAAATCGTCACCGGATAGCGAGCGAAGAACGCATCAGCGAACGCATCGAACGGAGCACGATGGTCAGGACACACCGAGAGTCTAGGGATCTCGAAATCCCACAATGTGGCAACGAACTCCCATAGCTCGTCATCATCCTGCGGGTATCTGAGGAAGTTAGCCTTCATTGAGGCATCCTTGTGACAACGTCAAGGATGCCCTCGGCTTGGTTACGATACGTAGTTATGAGATTGATCAATGCATCAATGTACTCCCTCGACTCACTGTGTGAATCAGCGTGTCGTTTACACTGTGCGATGATTTCGTTCGTGGTGCCAGTAAGACTCATTGGATCAGAACCTCTTATGGCATTCTTCTAGGAACCGAGACGGATCGTGTTGACTCAACTCGATGGCGTTCTTGTAATCATTCAATGCACGGTCAGCATCACTAGTGATTTGTTCGTATAGAGACGGTTCACCGTTCGGACCAGACGAGATGATCGCAGCAATCGTGTCTTCGTCTTCAAGCTTTGTAGACACCAACCCATCAATCATTAGCTGCAATAACGCAGTGTTCTCACCTGTCACCTCCGCTGCATATGCGGCACGACACCCTTGTACCTCACCGCTCTTCTTGACTGCGAGCGACGCTTCATTTGCACTAAAGATCTTCGGAAGACCGAGATACATGATGATTGCCGACAGAATAACCGCCATACCTGTCAGTACCAGCACGACTCTGAGTAGCCGATCTTGCTTCATGTGTCCGTCTTCAAGCTTCTCCATTGACGCTGTTGTTCCTTCACTCTGGTAGTTCATTGCTGATTACCGTCCAATCGCAAGATTGAGAGCCAGTAGCACTGCTGCCGTAGTTGTAGAGATCAAGATCCCTAACAAGGCCCATAGTACTCGACCAAGTCTGTCTTGAAGCTCAACCTGAAACTGTTCCATTCGATCCAAATCATTCTCAGCAAACAACACTCTGGTTGACGTATCTAGATCACGTCTATCTGACGACCTACTCACACATCACTCCTTTCGAACAGTAAATGAGATAATCCTGGTTCATATCAACTGGGCCCTGTCATTGATGCGCTCCGACACTGAAAACACGAGGAAGGTTACCGTTTGGCAATGCGAGTCTCGTTGCTCTATTGCCTCCGCCATGGATGGGCATCGGCTGGTAGAAGCACGACGACTCGAAGTCGTAGACCCCGTCCGGCGTCCACGACGTAGTGGGCGGACCCTCGGGCCTTCGCGTTCTGAAACCAGGCGGCGTTGCCCCGTGCCCCGCCGCGCTTGCACGCGGAGGAGGTGCCGTGGATCACGATGCGGTTGATCGTGGTCTGTCTGCCCCCGATCAGTCGGGCGGCGATGTAGTCCATCAGTGCGCCTCGTAGGCGTCCACGTCGATCGCTGCGGGGACCGCGGGGTCGGGGGTGGGAGAGTTGGCCCCGGAGATGCGGCCGATAGCGACACCGCCGAGAGCGATGATCGGGGCGATGGCGTCGCCGCCGGTGCCGTCGTGGAGCAGCCCCCACGTTGCGATGATCGACACGACAGCGACGAAGGCGAGGGCGAGGTCACGGGTGGACATTGGATAGTTCTCCTCTTAGGTGGGTCACGGGGATATGGAGTCGAGGACGACGTCGAGCACCGGGGCGATGATGTTGGCAGCCACTTGAGCACCTGCGGCAACGAAGTGGAGCCGGTCCCCCATGTAGTAGGTGGGGTTCGTGGCGTCGGTCAGCGCCCCTTGATAGAGGTCGGCCACGCCATCGAAGCCGCCAGAGTTGGACCGGACTAGGACGTTGTGGGCAAGGGCCTCGGCCCATTGAGGGGCGGTCGGTACCGGCGGAGATCCAGTGGTCGGCCCCATAGCGGGCATCGTCGTAAGGATCACCTTGTCGAATCCTGCGGACCGAGCAGCGATGGCGTAGTCGACAGCCAGGTCGTAGACCTCGGCCCCTGTGTGATCCAGGAAGATGTCGGTCTGTCCTCCTTGCATGACCAAGATGTCGGTACAACCCGCTCTGGCGCGAACCTGCGGAAAGAGGCGGGTGGAGGCATCGTCAGCTAGCCACGCCCACCCGACCCCGGACACGGCGGCGTTGTGCCATGGGATACCTCGACCGGCCATGACCCGAGCCGGGAAGCTCAGTTCCGGGTGGTCTATCGGCACCAGATTGAGGCTCTGGCCATCGAACACGACCCGCACAGGAGCAGGCGCACGGGTAGCGGTCCTCATCGGAACGTCACGACCCGGACGTAACCTCCACCACCGGCACCACCGGCACCGGATGGAGTGCCAGGTGACCCATTGATGCCAGCAGCACCGCCACCTCCGCCGCCACCAGGGAATCCGCCAGCGCCTCCAGCT